GTTTTCTTTCATGGCCTGCGGGACGCTCAATGCCCCAGTGACCACGTAAACACCTCTAATACCGCTGGGGTTTACCAATAAAGAAGGATGTTTGTGCTTGGTCTACTTGAAGTCTAGCATCTGGACCGGAAGGAAGTGTGAGAAGGTACTCCTGCACACCCCTACCGGGGAAATACGAATGGACTTGAATCATTATGCGCCCCCGGTAGGGATTTCTAAGTACGTACCGAACTTATCTTTCTGATAATGGAAATCTAACTGGAGTAGTCTAGCTGTGCCTGAGTTAGCATCTGTACTACCTCTGCGATACAGTCGCCAAGCAAACTGAGTACCTTCCTTCTTACCCACCATATCCATAAAGGGGAAACCTGTAATCAGATTAGCATCTTGCACAGTAGGATCGCCCCCAACAGCCGTTACAGGTACTGTGGGGCCTATCCAAGCCCCCATAACATCTCCCGGAGTGCCTAAATGGCGGTAGTAGAAGTCCCAAGTTACACCAGCGGAACTGGCTACAGGGAGCATCCAGTGGATATGCGGGTGGATTTGAGTACCCAAAGCCCAACTGTGGGGCATAAGAGCAATCCCCGCAATCATGTTATCAAGAGCACCTGAAAAGAGCAGTGTGCCTGGCAGTCCTGTTTCAGATACATCTATAGCAGGATCACTAATAGCCCCTACAGGGTTAATACTTGCAGCGGGAAATTGAAGATCATCCCAACCGAGTACAGTTTGACCCTGCACCCCAAAAGTAACATCTCCATCAGATTGTACGTGTGAGCGCACACCGTACCTATCGGTGAAACGTCCAAGGACAATAACTGACACTATTCAGTCTGGAAGTCTAGGTACGCAGTGAGTACCATTCCAGCCCCCGAAGTAACGAAACTGTACATTCCAGTACGCCAATCAAGCACATCCGTGTACGTGATTTCAGTGTACCCATCGGGAATTGTTAGGGTAACTAGTGGGACAGGTGTACTTGCCCCACTAAGGCCCAAGTACGCGATAGTGCAGGTTGATCCAGCAATAGCTTGGTAAGCGATAGCTTCCGGCCTACCGTAAACCATCTTGTTCACTGTGCCGATAGTTACAGGGAACTCTTTAATATTAGGTGAACTCATACACCCTCCGGGGGATTCTGAGTGCCGCTTTTAACCAACAACTCATTTTTCTTGGCATTGGTGTACCCGTACCCACACATGCCCGCCAAAGGAACACAAACGGCTCCTAATGCAGCCGCCGTCCCTTCTGATACTGGCACACCTACAGCCAGTACAACGGCGCAGAGCGCCATCGCTGTGCAGGCAATAAGCATACACAGACGCTTTACACTAATCTTACCAGTGCTAGAATCTGTAATAGCTTCACGTAAGATATTCATACTTCCTCACATTGTGGTGTATTTACCATCGTGGAATTCAAGCACTTGGCCCCTGAAGCGAGGATCAAAACTGATATGCACCCAAGGGATTCTCCCCTTAGGATGCTCCCAGATTAGCTGATCGTACTGCATTAAACCCCTAAGTTTCTGCACTACTTGCTCAGGTGTACCAAAGGTGGCACAGGTGAAGTCTACTGCATACCCTTTAAGGTGCGCAGAGGTACTAGAACCCCCCACAGCAGAGTTTACTGCGGGAGAGCGATACCAAGAATTAATCACACAATTAGAATTACTTAGATGTGCCCGTACTATCTCCATATGGCACGCTGTTTTAATCAGTTGGGCTAGCATGTTGGAAGGCGGGGCATTGTTAATACCAGTAGACGTACATGTTGCTTCTACTAAGGTAAAGTGGGGGGATAGAAACCCCTCCATTTCTTTATTTGTCGGCATTTATGTTAGTTCTCCTATAATGCACTAAGTATAAAGCACAACAACTCTTCATACCGAATATCATAGCGGCTCCACTATCACTGCGAGCGCAGTTTTATTATTTGTTGACGCTGTAGCTCACTACTCATGCTCGCTAACTGCGATTGCTATTGGTAAACCCCAGCGGTATTAGAGGTGTTTACGTGGTCACTGGGGCATTGAGCGTCCCGCAGGCCATGAAAGAAAACCGGACCGTTTGACTAACGGTGCTCCCCTTAACGATGAAGTTACATAGCGTCGCTGTGCTAGAAGAAAAATCGTAAATAGCCACTAAGTTGTCTGAGGTAGTTGTCGCGGGCTGCAAAAACGCAACGGGCCAGCGCTGTAAATAATATCCGGCAGGAACCGCAAATCCCACTGTTTGTGATGCCGCGTTGGAGAGCATTTTGTAGCGCTAAGAGCTACGACACCATCTCTCAACGAAATGCTGCTGTCTAAGTTGTCGTCCAGCAGTATTGATCCAGAGATGGCATTATAGGTATTTCCGCTGACAACAAGCTCACAATTCAAACTAGCCCCAAAAACCGTGTGGAAGCTAACAAAGGTACAGCCACTTACTGCCATCCGTGCCATTGCTTTCCCGTTCAACGTATTTGACAACGAAAACGCTAAATTGGAGGAGTCGGGACTACTACTGTTGATTCCACTGAAAGTGCACCCACTGAATGAAACCCGCTCGCCATAGTCTAAATACATCATAGGGCCGTTTATCAGGGGATTCCCACCAGAACCGGCTTTTCGAAAATCGCATCCAACAAACCGGCCTATTAGCCAAGCGTACATTTGGACTCACCATTATAAATACCCCGTATGTTATTTATTATTTACTTGATGCCCGATCACTGCGATGAACAATAGCACAGTCATCCTTATCAACCTTATTCGCAAGAGCTACCTTAATCTCAGTTAGCACCTGCAAGATATGGTCATAGGTTGCTTTGTGCACTTCCCGTAATTCCTTAACTTCCAGCCAAAGCTCATGTATTTCAGCTTTAGTTGCAAGGGTTCCAGCAGTTTGGATTTGTATATTACTGATATTACGCTGTTGATCCTCCTGAACTTTACGGAGTTGTGCAATCGCTTGCAATATGTGATTGAGTACAAAGACCAGAAGAAAACCTACTACAGTTAGTAGTAGGCCAATCACAGCAGTGAGTGTATTAAAGAGAAATGCTGGTTCGGAAGTCATTTGGATTTATTGTCCTTTATTTATTATAGACCTACTAGCTCATAGCTGCTTAAGCAAGCGTCCAAGTACCCGTGATGGACTTTGCAATCCAGTTTGTAGTATCCACAGCCATTATTCGTACCGTGGCCCCTACTGTCGTTGATGTAGCAGTTCCATTGTTTGTTGTATTTCCAGCACCAGTTCTGAGTAGGTCGCTGGTAGTAAGTTGGATTCTTAGCCCATCCGCGTCCATGCAGGTGAATTCAAACTCAACTCCGGGGTTTGCAGCGGGCAAGGTAAATGTGACAAGAGCTGTGGCCCCGGCATTGTTATAACTTGTTCCGGCATCGTTTGCAGTCAAAACAAGATCAATAGGGGACGAAACAATCCCAGCGCTACCTAGTGGCTGCTCTATACCATTCATTCTTGACCAGATACCGCGCTTTGTATTTTCTTTGAATGTAACCAGGCTACCAGAGTGCATGCCACTGAATTTTCCTGTTGTGATGCCTTCGTAATGCTCATTTAGAAAATCACTAGCAGTCCCCCCGGCGACCTCAACATGCACTCTCGGAATATTCCTATAGCTATTATTGGAAAAGCTGTGCGACCCCTGCGTAAATAAAACAGAATCAAGCGTAACATTATCCAAAAGATAGGCACGCTGATCGTTCAGCGTCCAATCTTTCAGTTTAAATTCATTGCTCTTCACTTCGATACCACTCGCCCCTTGGATGGACAGTGCGTACCCGTTAGCTCCCGCCGGGTTACTTGCCCCATCTGGGTCAAAGCCCCAATCCTCCACAGTATTCCCAATAAATTTCCCTTTGGTTGGCCCCCGAAACCGTGCGATATTAGCCAAACACTTATGAAATCTATTGTGTGTAATATCCAAACGGTAGGCAGGATTTGTGTAATTCGGAACAGTGACTTCGGCAGGAATTACACCGGAGCCGCACTCGTCAACATAGTTTCCTGTAAACAATAGATGATTCAAATCGCGCTTTGCTAATACTGCGTTATTGCACCGTTCAAATAAAACACCGCTGATTATTGCTGTTATGCCATTACCAATAATACCGGATGTATTATCTCCCCCAATATAAACGCCACCATCTGAAAAGCCGCGAATTCTCCCCCCGGTTATTTTTACGTAATCGCAAGCAATAGGGGTGACGCCGCTATCTGCATTTGTATTCGTACGAAGTTCCCCGCCGTACAGGGAAACATTTTCAATGATTAGCTGCTTAAAGTATTGCGCCGAGATTGCCGTACACCCCTGACCGGGGTTTTGAGTAAGCCCAGCAGAACAGTCGATGCGGGGATTCAATATCCTGGCGATGCGCTCCGTAATTGTAGAGCTTGACGCACGCAAATCAATAACTGGTGACGCAAGCCCAGCTGCCGCAATTAGCTTTGCTCCTGGCTCGAAAATAATTTCGATGTCATTTTCCAATAATTTTAGGATTGTCTCGTCGATGGTTAGTTGTGCGCCGCGATTAATGCGCAGCGTGCCGCCGCCGTTTTCGTCAAGATAGGTCAGGGCGTTGAGTATCTTAATAGCTGATGACGCACCGCTAAAATCGGCAACACTGACCACCTCCGCGTTCTTATCCGCCTGAGTCCTGCCACCGCCAACTCCAACCAGTGAGGCCCCCTTCGCTGGATCGCTACTAATAAGGTCAACAAGGGGCACTGCACCGGCCACATCAAACACAATAAACGCATTAACCGCTAGAGAGTGGCCTGCTGTAGCAGGAAAAGTAAGCGTGATCTTAGTGCCGTCTGAGGTGTAATCTTCAGAGTATGTTAAGGTACTCCCGTTAAGTACTACAATAGTCTTTCCGGGCACGTTAGTAACTACAAAATCAGTCTGCCCTTCCAGACACGTAAATACCGTAGTGTAAAATGTCTGGGGGTCAGCTAGGCCATTACCAAAAGCAGTGTTCCGAAGCTGTTGTAGATTCACAGCATCCCCACCATCTATAGCGTTCCCTACGTTCTTAATACGGAAACCCCGTGCATCTACATCGTTGTTGTACTCATTGATGCTACCTTCTTGGGCTTCCTGTGCAGTATACAGGGTCTGCTGGAAATTCTCATCGACAGTACGTTTATTCCAAGGGGCACTACCCGGAGTGTTGAACTGGTGCCGTGGTGCATCTAGTGGAGTACTGCGCTTTACAAGCACAGCCACCCCATCCGCAACAACCGGGGTGAATGCAATCTCGGCTGGGGAACTCCAGTCCCACGTTGTACCTACTATCTGTGCCACATTGTCGAAGTACACAGTAATATCTGCTGCATCGAAGTACTTAATACTAATACCTAGTACATCTAGAGTCCCATCAGAGACTGCACTTTGTGTGCTGTACGCCATGTTATTCCTTTAAGTGTTGTAGAGCACTAATCACTGGACTAGCAGCCACTAGGGGCATACTATTCAAGACAGTCTCTGTTTTCAATTTACCTGTACCCATGGCACTTACTAGGCCAACCATCTTATCAATACCGATCAGCCCCGGTGTACCAATGTCGCGCTTCTTACCAGAGATAATACTGAACATATCAGAGAAGCCACCCCATGCACCCATTTGAGCTAGTGCCTGTTGTACAGCCTCTTCCTCTTTGAGTTGCTTCCCTGTAGCTCCAGCCTTGGCATGTACTGCCAGCATAGCCAGAGGCAACTGATGGGCAATCAGGACTACCATGCCTGTAAAACCTTGGTTCTGGAGAGTACCGCTTAGGAGCTTATTGTGTGAGGCAAGTGTGAAGTTTCTGAAGGTGAACAAGAACTTACCCAGTGAACTGAACTGTGCGAACGCAGGAGTTTCCCCCAGCTTAGTACGTAGTACAGCGTCATCCATCAGCCGAAGCAGTGGGGTTCTAACTGTATTAAACGCATCATCTGACCACTTAGAAGTGTCAAGCCCATGTTGTACAATCTCGGACTTAATGGCACTTAAATGCTCTGGGGTCATACCATAAGTAGCCAAGAACTCGGCACTCTTAACGTCACCCTTTACAGCCTTCTGCACAGTGTCCACAATAGCGTTGCTTGCAGTCCGAGCAGTCCACTTATGAATCCACTTCAGGGCGTTCATATAAGGTACTACCTGCTTAGTCTGGGTGAGCATAGCTGTGATGCTGGCATCCAAAGGCATACTGAAACCATCTTCATACCGCTGGAGCAGAGGGCGCATTCTAATATCCTGTGAGCTATAATCTGTTAGGACTTCTCTCAAGGAAGTTGCCATTGCCCTATCTTGCACTACTTCACCAAACATCTGCTTGAACACTGGTAACTGCGCTACTGTGTGCTTGAACGTCTTAGCTAGACCGTACTTAGCGGAGATATTAGCTACCTCAGTCAACTGGTACAGCCCTGACCACTTCAACCCTACCATCTGGGTCAATGCAGAGCTAGCTCGCATAAAGGAGTTCATATTCTCCCCTGTAGGCATACCCAGTAGAGCCTTAACTGTATTGTCGAAGAGTTCATTAAAGGAGTCACGTTCAGCCTGAGTCTTCAGAGTCTGCATGGTATCCAGCTTGAGCTTGTCGATACTACTGGCATCCTTTAGTCCAACTTCAGCTAGACCAACACGACCCGATAGGTTATCCATATAACGTTCTAGGAGGGTATTCAAGTTCTGATCTACCATATCCAAGTACGTCACTGTGTTTCCATTGGGCAGAGCTAACTCTACACTTGAGTCCAGATCAATTCTACGTTTGAATGAGCTAACCTTCCCAGCTTCATCTACTTGACCCACCATGAATTCTAGGACACGTTCTTTATCTTTTACAGGAATGCCAAGGTTATCCAGCATAGTACGTACTTCTTGTACAGCCTCTAGGCCCATGTGCCCCACGTACCCTGCATCTTCGTAGTACGCCTTCTTTCTAGCGCGTTCGTACAATGCACGGCCAATACTATGAGTCAGTGACTTATCCCAGTCAGGGTTAGCCTTAGCTGTGCTTCGATCCAGAAGATCAATCACTGCGGCTTTAGCTTCATCAAGGGTAGCACCGGCTTTAGTTAGAGAGTCCTGAATCTTCTCAATACCTGCGAAGTCCCAATGGCGGTTAAAGTAACCTGCCGAAGCTGTAATGTCAGTGGCCCCTAGAACCCCAGAGCGTACTGCATCCTTCAAGGCTGCATCTGTACCTACTGAATGCAAGTCAGCTAGTTTAGCAATAGCCCCATTCTCACCACGGTACACACCACCTGCCCTAGCTGCATCCTGCCTACGTGCTAGCTCCTGTTGAATCTCTTTCTGAATGTCACGGTACACGCCCAGCCCTTCAGAGAACTTAGTAGCGCGTTGTACTAGTCCGAACCCACGATCCTTCATCTCTGCAAGGACAGCATCTTCGTACTTGTACTGGTGCGCTCTCCAGCCACGGTGTACTGCATCCTTAGCTGCACTGGCATTACGCACATCAGCTTTAGTTGGGGAAGACACCAAGATGTTAGCCACTTCAGAACTGAATTTACTCAGGCTCTTATGTAGGCTCCATTCAAGACCGCCCCCAATCTTTGCAGCCACTCCCTTTTCAGAGACAACTGATTCTGCTGCTTGCTGGATAGTGGGGAACACATCGTACATGCCCGGAGTGCCTACTGGTATATCAGAGTTCTCAAAGGCATCCCGCATGATCCGGCGTAGCTGGTCATCGAGGGAACTGTACTTCTTTGGTAAATGATTATTGTACTCAAGTACATCATTACGCTCATTCAGCAGGGCTTGGAATGCAGCCTTGTTCTTTTCCGAGAGTCCCAGAACCCGTGAGAAGAAGTCCTGCACTTTCTGGAGCATTGTGAGGCCCTTTGGTGCATCAGGAACTTCCAAGGTACTCTTGGGTACCTCAAGGTGCTGGAGCGCCCTAGAGTTCACTGGGGTGGCCTGCAAACCGCCCTCTATAAAGGCGTGTTTATCCAGCAGTGCCCGGAAGGTCGGGGAGGTGTAAACGTACGAGACGAACTCCCGTGTATCCATTCCAGCAATCTCTTTGTAGAACGCTGCATTCGCAATGTCACTACCGGGCCTAGCGTGTTCAAACGGTTGACGTGCTGCCATTTTAGCAATAGGTGAATCGTTAAAGCTAGTCAGGATATTACGCTGTAAAGCCTTGACTTCTTGGAGCAACTTAGGGCTAGCATGGATACGTGCATCAAGGGTAGCATGTACCAGTTCATGCAGTGGGGTACTTCCTTCAACACCCTGCTTGAACCACAGGAGATTATTTCCACCTTCAATACTACCACCAGATGCAAAGAACCCACGGGCACCATCAGAGTACTTAGCATGTTCTGGATTAATACTAACACGGATACTCTCTAGCTCTGGGGCCTTAGCAATAAGGCTAGCTAGCTCTTCAAACTGTGTGCCCATGAAGTGTTTCTCAACTTGGGCACCTAGTACCTTAGCGTCACGGATAGCTGCTGTAGGCTGGAAGAACTCAATAGGTTTACCAATCCCAATATCAGGATTAGTCTTAGCAAAAGCAACTTTAGCTTCAGCAGTGGCATCGCCAACCGCATTCTTAATTGCAACATCTGGGAATGTGGGGTCTACTTTAGTAATCCCCTTAGGGCTTCCCGGAAGGGCTGCATGAGCGTACGCGCCTGCTGCACCATTCATAAGCATATTTAGGACTACACTAGAAGCCTCTACTGGGGCCACACGTTCAGTCAATCCCTTATCTAAGACAAGACTACTAGTGCTTGCAATAGCAGCAGCACCTATCTTACCCAACCTAAAGCCACGGGCAAGGCCACCTGAGGCAATATCCATACCTATCTGTACTGTATCAACTAGGCTAGTCAGAAATGTACCTACTACCGGATTAGCTCCTGCTACCTTATTAATAGCACGTTCTTCTTTAATGCGTTGAACCTTCCAATCTGCATCTTGCCTGCCGTTAGTATCTGTCAGCAGCCACTCGCGTTCTGCTTCCTCTACTTGGAAAGGCAGAGAGTTAACGTACTCGGAGGTATTCCAAGTACCTGTAGTATCAGGTTCAAAGTGGGGCTTCTCGTACCACTGTGCCACGCGTACAATATAATTAGTCTTCAGACCGGCTTTGAAACTATCTGAGAAGGAAACTTCAGGCTCTTGGTATTCCGCAATAAGCCCAGTTTGTACAGCGCGGGCTTCTGGGTTATCTTCGAGAGCAGGTACAAGCTGTACCATTTCAGGGGATTTAGGAGTACTAGCCCCCAGTGAAGGGGCTAGCTGTACAGGGTTTACATCTTCTGCACGGCGGGAGCCGTAGCGTACAATATCACTGGGGGTTTGCATACTTACCTTTAAGGCATTGCCTTGATTAAAGACTTACTAACGAAAGTCTGGAGTTTAATAGGTTTAGAATTATACCCCGGAGTACTAGTCAGTAATCTAATTGCTTCTTGACGATTACCAGATTTAACAGCAGCTACAAAAGGTTTAAAGGTACTAGAGGTACTCCACTTAGGATCAATGAACCCTAAGGAGGTACTAAGCACGGTGTACTTATCAGAGTCTTGATTGAACGCAGTATAACTTGCCTGTTTAGCTTCACGCACTACTGCGTTAGTGAAACCTTCAAACGCAGCCTGCATAACGTTGGCATCTGTACCTTTGTACTTAAACTGATCCACCATAGTGTTACGTAGGGAAAACATTGTTGTATTATCTACACCTGCGCTATTCCTACCATGTACGCGTAAGGGGAGTGTACCGCCTGAGCTTGACTGGATAGAGTGTACTGCACCCCTACCATGAATAGCTTTCTCTTCAGAAGCACGCTTATCGTCCATATCCTTCAACTCTTGAGTCAGGGTATCTGGGGAGATAGTACCTGTCTTGTACGGAACTGCTGTGTACTTATCTTTAAGGTAATCGCTGAATTTTAGAATACCGTTACTGTCTATTGTAGTAATACGTCTAACATTGGAGGGTACATTAAGTGTGGGGTCGTTGGTGTATAGATTCTCCAGTGCTACACCGTACCTAGAAGAACTTACACTCTTGTTACCACCTAGTACATCTAGGATAGGTACACCATCAGGAACTACCAATGCCCCATAGTTACCAATGCGGATAGTAGCACGTACCAGATCGGCTTTAGCTAGCTCAAGTGCTTTGGCTTGGGAGATTTCAGGGTCCGCATTAAAAGCTGCTTGTACACGTTCCTGTAAGTATAGGTTAGCGGGCTGCACTGCCTTAACTACGATTTCAGAGTCCTCTCCATAAGAGGGGCGTACCACCGTGTCCATAGCAGCTACTCTACCTTTGCCTACCCAATCAGGAGCAAATACACCTAAGAAGTCAGCTCCGTACGCGTACACTGTACGTGGAACACTCATACCAAAGGTACCAATTAAGTCACTCTTAGCCCTGTCCCAATCCTTATTGCCTGACAAAGCAGCGGCCTTCTGGTTAGAGGTTAAGGTTAAGTTCTTCAACTCTTCTTCAGTAGCAGCCTTCCGTGCATCTTCAGTGTTCTTGCTAACAGCAAACTTAGCATTGAATGTCTGAAACCATTTAGCATCTTCAGGATTCATACCAGCATACATTTCAGCTACTTGGTAGCCTTTATCAGCAGCCTTCAGTGCAGTAGCTTTAATATTAAACGCTACCAGTGCATCTGTGTGGGCTTTAGGGATAGGGCCGTCTGTAGTCTTTACACTATGTACTACTGTCTCGTATAGTTTACCTACAGCTTCACTAGCACCTTGGGCACCATGTTGAGCCGCATCTTCCCACATTATGATCTGACTATTAAAGTCTAAGCCTGAGATAGCTTTTACAAATGCAGTCTTAGCCTCAGGATTAGAACCACCTAGCCCCGCACGGTAGGAATCGACTAGATTAGCAGAGGTGGATTTAGTGGCATTAGACGTAGCCCACAGTCCGTACAGTCCTTCAGCAGCACTGGCCGATTTAAAACCTGCAAGTACGTTGCGGTTTACAATATCATCAATCTGGCTTTCTGTGATAGTCTCCCCAGCCTTTAACTTAGCTTCAGTGAGGCCCCACTCTTTAGCTGAACCTAGTGAGCGAACGTCACGGGTGCGTGCAGCAGCAGAGCGTTCGTCTACTTGTAGTTTCTCTAGGTCTTCAGGTTTAAGTGTGCTACGTACCTGTGCAGCTAAAGGATTATCTAGAAGGGTACCATCTGGTTGTTTGATCTTATCTTGGGTAAGAAGGTTGTATGTTGGAAGATGGTCTTCAGAGAGAGCATAGCTAGCTGCCTCTGTAATTAAGGAGGATTTAATATCTGGCCGATTGCGCAGTTGGGCACTATTTAGGATACCTTGTACGTGTACCCCGAAGTTAGCAGTGCTAGCAGCTACTGCCTCATCACCACTACTTTTGTTTGTATTCAGCATAAGTACAGCGGCTTTAGTGCTGGCCTGTAGGGCTGCTGTCTCTTGTTCAATAATGTACTTCTGATGCTCTACTGAATGCTTTGCAATATCAGACACGTCAGCAGTCGCAAACTGCGTGAGCATACTCTTGCGGGCATCTGCACTCATCCCATTCAACTGGGGCAGCAGGGCCTCTCTACGTTCATTCAAACGTGTTTTAAATTCCTCAGGGGACTTGCCCCGAAGGACAGGCATCTCTTCGTGGATTTTAGCAGCTTCAGAAGCGTACGCTAACTTGCCCACGGTATCCCGGTATCCGGCTACACGCCAGTCACGGGTGAGGGGATCACCCTCAATCTCAGCCTCAGACTTCATCGTAGCTGCATCGGAGATACCCGACAGGTACTGACCCTCCAAGTCTTTCTGGAAAGCCTGCTGTGATAGCTTATCGGCCACTGGGAGAAGGGCGTTCAGGACTGTGCCCAAAGCCCCCTCAGGGGAGCCTTGGGGTTGCACAGGGTTCACACCCCCGATATTTGTGCCCTGAAGCTGGGCAGTACTGCCAGAGCCATAGGCTACCGGTTGTGAGTTCCGCTGTACCATAGTTAGTCCATGTAAGAAGGGGAATAGGTATTCATTGTGCTGGTGTACTACCTAGCCCAAGATTCATTTTAGCACTAGCGTACTGACCTGCTACACTGGCACCTGTACTGGCAGCAAGGCTAAGTAGTTGCATTCCCGCGCTTGGGACATTCACCCCAGAGCGCAGAGAGTCTTTACCTGCCTGTACTGTATCGTTCAACTGCTGTTTAAAGTTCTCAGTCTGGATTTCCCAGTCGAGGTCTAGATTACTCTGGGCAACATTAGCTGCCCTCTCTAGATCGAACTTGACTGCATCTGCACTGGCACCTACAGCCCCAGAGGCAGCTTGATTAGCTGTAGCTGCTCCGAGGACTGACTTGTGTTGTGCTGAAATACTAAAACCGTTCTGGGCTTTCTGTTTCTTAGCTTGGGCTGCCTGAAGGCTAATGATACCTGTACGATACCCTGTACGGATTACATTCTCGATATTGGCTTTGCCTATAGCTTCGTTCTGCTGGATTGAGGCGTAGTTCTGTGCCCGCTGGTTCATAACACCCTGCGCTGCTTGGATACCCGCCATTATCAAGAGTGGGGCTACCATTATAACCTCTTAAATTTACCCAAGGTACGACAAGCGTACTCTAAGGAGATAACGTTCAAATCATACGAACTATCTGTAAAGATACTAACTTCAGTACTTGGGCAATTAGTCCTGCATGGGATGACTGCTGTACTGTGGTCTGCAACCTGCGGGGTACCCAGGATCAACTCTGTACTGTTGTACGTAATAGCTGGCACATCTACTCCCGGCACCACTGCTGGGGATTGAAGGTCACGTACAGTTACTTGATAGTTCCCTGTAGCCTTAGCAGTACATGTGTACCTGAGCAGTGTCATCTTGTTTGTAAGTACAGGCATACCCTGCCCATCCTTCAAGACAGGTGGGGTAGGATTGAATGAACTCTTGAATTTCACACCTAGGTTCACACTGGTCAAATCCCAAGCAGGTTCTAGAACAATAGCATCATCCTGCATTACATACCCCACTACCTCACCTTTTAGATCACCAGATGCCGCTGTTAAACGGAATTCTACAGCAGGATCAAAGTCGGCCCAGAAGGTAGGCATACTGCACATACCCGCCACTACAGGAACAGTTGCACACGCATCTAGATATGTATCAGAGTCAGCAGTTGTCTTTGTATCCAACGTACAGATAAGGATAACTTCATTACGTACAAACACAAGGTTCAGTATCTTACCACTGAAGTACACATGGGCAAGACTGTACGGAAGCTGCCAAGTACTAAATGCCTGCTGTACCTTAGTACCTGCACTCCACATGTACTCATGGGCTACTAGGGTTGTACGATCACCAGATGGAAGGAACACTGCAATATTATTACTAGTACTACTAGCACTTCTAGTACACTTACCCTTGAAGTACGTAGGCAGATGTTTAGTGCTATCATCTGAAGTATACTGTGAGTCAGTATACTGGCTAGGATACATTTCCATCAAGCCAAACTTAGACGAACTCTTAGGTGAACTGTACACCACAGAATTACCCATTACTACAGGTGGACAGGATAGATCAGAATTGAACTCTGAAGTCAGTAGTACATTAGCAGTACGTGGTGTAATAGCTACATTACTAGCAGGTACAACACTCTGGTACTCATCAGAGAATACTAGCAAATCTTTATTGAATGGAATAGCGTACCGGTAAGCGGCGGAACTTGTACTACCACCTCCAATGTGGATTGGATCATCATCGACAATGCTAGTGACTGTACTACGCATCCAACGATACGCATTGTCACTACCACTCATACTTACCCTATTACCTGTTAGGATAACTAGGCGACCTTGGTACGTACTTAACCCCGTAGGTTTAGTGTCAATGAAAGGCGGATACGGATTCGATACAGAGTCACCTGCAAAGCGGCCCTCATACACCGGGGCAGTAAGTGTCCATCCTGAGGTGTTACTTAGTTCAATAGGCATAGTTCGTAGTTCAGTAGGAGAGGCAAAGCTACCACTCTCTAACCAAGACTGTTCTGTGCTGTTGTACTGGTAGTACACAGGGGTCCTAATATTCCCCACACGCATAATGTACCCACTAGCATCTGCTGGTAACTTAGCAGGTAGATCACCCTCTAGAGGTACCAAGGAGAGTTTACTAACACCTATGTACGTACTACCTGAACTGGTATTAATATTCACCTGTGTGCTTGTATTGGATACTAAGTACACGTATCCACCATCACGGTATGACGGTTGTAGCTGTGTCGTAGCAGTAGCTGCATCTAATAAGGTGCATAGTTGTTGTGCAATGTATTCTGGGGTACTTAGTGCCGCATCTCCTACAGCAGCACCATTGGGTGTAGTGTACGTGACAGTGACTGTACCAGCAGCAGTAGTTGCTGTGATATTGTACGCCTTGCTGAATGCCCCTGCCTTAATGTAGAAGTAACCTCTACGTGAAGGGTCAATAGGCCCAGTTGGAATGTACACACTTGGCTGCTTATTCACGTTCAGTAAGAACAGGGAATTGCCTAAGCTAGCCATTCTAATATCACTGGCATCTGCTGCTTGTAGGTACGTATTAGTGAACGTAGCAAGTACAGCGTACGCACTGTTTAGTACCCATAGTTTAGAGTTCACAGAGTCAATAAGCACATGTACCCGTGAATTCCCAATATCAACGTACTGCCCTGTAACACTTGTTAGGGTAGCGCCCGCTGATGTAATAGCTTGGGCGTACTGGCATCCCGGCCTGCGGCGCAGCCCAGTAGCTACATCAGAGAGCATATTCACTTGGGCAGAGAGTTGTCCCGACTGTCGAGCCTCAGGAGGCTGTTCAGATACGCCTTGTAGAACACTGGGGTAGCCCCCTTCAAAGATACTCATTCTAGCCCCTAAGTGCAGATGAAATTCTATGGAAACGTGGAGAGTTGTACGTAGCGTACTTCCTGTTCTGTAGGTGCTCACGCTCCATCAGGATAGTAGCATTCTGGAGCATACCGTTCCACTCTTGGACAATACTCTCACGGCCAATGTCTGTTAAGTACGACTGAACCAGCGCAGAGTAGAACACCACTGAGGCGACTGTTTCTGGCAGGTCTTCAAACTCTACCTTGTACACTGCTGTACCTGTAACTGGAATATCCCAAGTCATCAGACCTGAACTCATATCCATGAGGTACCCGCCACGTACAGAGGCAAAGGACACGTCAGGCACAAAGGCCAGTAAGTCAGTAGGAATAGCAATCTTAGAATCAATGCCGGGGTACAGGGTACGGTCTGGCACAGTATTGCACCAGAGCTTACGGGACAGTACTTCAGTCAGGCAGAGTTCAATGTTAGGGAGGATAATACCCAATGTTGGATGGTTATCGTCAATATCTGTTACACTGTGTTCTCCCAGACGAGAGAGCATAAGGTTTACTGCGGTTAGTAATTTCAAGTTAATCTCCTAGAACGAAAAAATGGGCTAACCCGATTAAGAGTTAGCCCACTTGCACCTTATAGGTGACTGGCCCTCTAGGGCAATTTGTTAGTCAGTTGCAAGAACAACCAGAGCATCAGCACGTTTCAGACCCACAGTGTACATGCAGTACGAGTCAAGAACGTTCTCGAAGTCTTCAGGATTGTCCCAGAAGCGAACTTCCATAGACTTAGCTTCAACAGTCACCAGAGTCTTCTTCGGGTGGAACACAACCATACGGGCCTTAGCTTGCGTAGCATCCAGCGTGAAGTCGTTACCCAGTGGGTGCGAAGTCACAGCAGCAGTAGGGAAACGTGGGGTTTCAATCACACGAATACCATTCATCCAAGCAATACGCCGCATTGCGAAGTTGTTATCACCATTACCACCTTGGAAGTCCACATTCATCAGCTTCTTTTCATCCAGAAGAGTATTGAATGTATCAGGATCAACCAAAGTAATGAACTCAGCCAGCGAGCCACCCAGATCACGCTTCACGAGGGTAGCCAGAGCATCCTTGTGATTTGCAACCAGAATAGCAGCCTTAGCTTCACCGCCCAGTGCAGCAGCCAAACCTGTCATGGTAACAGTGGTACCATCGTAGAATGCACCCGAAGCCTTAAGTGCAGCAGGGGCAACCCATGTACCGGCTTGAATGAGTTTAATCATGTGGCCGGTATCAAATGCCTTAGCATGGGCACTAGCGTGTTCAGCAGAGTACTCAGCTTGGAAATCAGGAGCCGTCCAGTCATCTTGGTAATCCACGGACGTACGAATGTACGAGGTGGTATCAACAGACACAAGGAACTTCTCACTCACGATACGGGAAGTATCCAGAGCTACACCAGAGGTACGGCCTTTTACAGCTACGCCACCGATACGATCACCACGCCATGTATTACTTTGATTTGCTACGCTCTTGAAAGTGGTCAGGCCCGAAGAACGGAACATGGACTCTACACGGAACGAGCCTTCAATAGCACCTTCGTAGATTTCGAGGTGAATATCTTGGTCAGCGTTAGCACCGCCCCAGTGTGGGCGGGTTTGGGTTGCAGCATTAGGAGTTGCAGTCATTTTGAATCCTTAGTTTTGATTGAGGGATTTGCCGAGCTTCCGGCGTTGGATCAAGGCTTGTACATCAGAAGCGTAAGTGCTGCTGTACGTATCAAGTTTACCAATAGCAGCCTTAAAGCCTGCTGTGTCTAGGGCATCGCCCCCAACATGAATACCACCACCTTTCAGCAGTGTTGCTTCTTTGTTCACGAATCCCCCTTGTTGGGCGAACTGAACAACCATCTTAGCTGCGCTTTGATGAACGCTAGCAGATGAACTTTGGAGCATTTGACCAATAACGGCCTTCAGGTGTTCTGGGGCAGACTGGTTAAACGCAGCCGCTGCTGCATTCCAGTTAGCTTCAGAGCCTGCTTCTGCGTATGCTGCTTTAGTGCTAGCTTCTGCACCTGCTTTGATAGCTTGGACAATAGCACCTGCCAGCTTCTCAAGGTGAGGAGCACGATCCTTGCCAATGTCTTTCAGGTATGCAGCATCAATGTCTGCTGGATTACCTGATTGAATGGCCTTGCCCAGTACACGGTCAATATCAATACCTTCACATGAGTCAAGGAAGATACCGAGCATGCCGGAGAGTGCAGGGTCATCTATGCTAGCAGGATCAATACTGGTTGCTTGCACAGGCTGTACCGGAACAACAGGGGCCACTGGGGTTTTCTGTGCTTCCAAGTGTGCCAAGGCAGCAGCTAGAGCTTCAGGAGTCACACCAGCAGGCAACTGTGCTGCCGGGGCAGAGACAGGTGCTGCAACTGGAGGAACTACAAAACCCGGCTTTGCATCAGCAGACTGAAGTACCGCTGGTTTACTAAGGTCGTTTGGATCGTTTACTTGTTCAGTCATATACTTCCTATTGGGCAGTCATATCTTGGAGTTGCTGTTGTTGGTCGCCTAGCGTAGCAGCTTGGGTAATCTGTTGCTGTGCAGCTTGAGCCTGTTCTTCAGCAGCTTGGGATTCTGCCTGCTCCTCCTTAGACATTAAGATTTTCTCTGGGTCTACAGAGTACGAGGCGTAGATCAAGTCAGAGACTCGAATCTTGCTAATACGTGGATCAGTCTGAAGCAGTACTGGGATAATAACACTTGCGTCATTAGCAGCAGCAACAAGGTTCTGTACATCACTAGCTCTACCGAGTGCAGGAATACCAGCTACAATGTCTAGCTTCACATCTCCTGTAATTAGACCCGCTAATAGATCGGGCTGTACTTCATGGACTAGCCAATGTGCCAGTGGAACTTGAATACCTTCAGAGAGAACGGAGTACGCTCCACCCATGCTAATATCAGCTTCCATTGCGTCTTGGCGTAGCTCGAAAGCGGTCACGCGTTCTGCATCTCTAGTGTTGCCCCGGTACATGAAGGCTTTAGCTAACCGCTGGAAAGTAGTGTCAATCTCAGAGTACACTTCTTTCAGCTTATTAGCATCCCCGCTTTCATGTGTATGTACCATATCAGGAGAGCCTTGAACGTACTCACCACATTCAGCGTTCTGGAACTCGTCTACATCCCCACCCCCCGGAGCCACTAGGTTAATGAGGCGCATGACCTCAATACCATACAGTGTGGCCGCTAGGGACTGGTCACTTAGTTTAGCAAAGCCACCGGCGTAGTCTTCAACCAAGCCGCGGCCATAATGTTCCCCCGGAAGGAGTGACCATGTACATGCTCGCCAAGGACAGAGGTTCTCCGTGTAAGAGCCTTCAGCCCCGCACTTAATACCCTCGATCTCTTGAGAAATATCGTACCGTACACCCGATTCAGTTTGAACCCTGAGGATACGTGTGTACAGGTCAACTACTGCCGTTTCCTTGTACTGTTTCTTCGTACGTAGAATTGTCTGCACATCAAGAGCGAGAGCATCAAAGTACTGCTTCTCTTTCAGGATAATGTCTAGAGCAATCCCTTGAGAATCTCTACGTACACTGTACTGCTGCACACCATAACAGGAAATTCTTTTGTTGATACTATCACGGTACAACAAAGCATTACCTGTAACGATAAGGCGCTTGATGAGCAGGACGAGGTGATTATAACTCGCATTCACAAACAAGGCTTGAGAGGCTTCCACCTCTACCACAGCAAGACGAGAGTTCAACTCTGCCTCTGTACTGCCACGCTGTACTGCAAGAGCCACTAGTTCTTTGCTAAGGTTAGCCTTAAAGAACGGGCGGTTAGCAGGCCACAACAGACTAGCCATCTTACTAGCCAGTCCGTTTGTTAGTAGTGGGCCAATCTCTTGGTAATCACGTTCAAGGGATTCAGCAGTTGAATCGAAGTGCAGTACAGTATCCGCCATAAGTTGTGGAAGTGTCCACTTAGCGTACTGGATGCTCTTCTGAATAACAGTGCTATCCCGGTACTTGGTGAATAGTGTACTGTACTTTTCAGCTTTCATACATTCAACCCCAATGAGCTAGCAATGCCAGAGCTTGCTGTCTTGCGTTTCTTCATCAGATCAGAAGTTACTCCAGCAGTACCACCAGCCACTACTGTAGCAGCTTGGTTGTTGCTGAGGTCTTGAGCCTTGTTAGCTGCAAGGTTATCCAGAAGCTGTTGCTGTGCTGCTTGTTGTGCAGCTAACTGCTGTGCTGCTTGTTCTGCTGCATTAGCTCCAGTTACTTCACCCATAGCATTAGGTACTTCTGACAAACCGCCAGTACTAACTGCTCTACCTACTCGCAGTAGATTCTCTCTTGTAACCAGTTTCTTAAAAGCCTTACCAATTCCGAACATACACACCTCTACTTATATTGAACTCTAGATAGTACAAAGTGAACTACCTTCCTATGTCCTATAGCTTCTCTAATAGTAGCTTCAGGTGTAGTACTAGAATGTAATACCTCTGGAAACATCTTATTAAGTAATTCATACTGTTGTTTAGTAAAGAAGACTTTATTATTACTAGTACTAGGTATATCCATACTACATACTCCTATTAGTACTCTCTTTCTCTTTCTTCCTTCTATTCTCCTGTTAGGGTGCTGTCACGAAAAGAAGTACTCAGAGTTAAGGATTGAACTTACATTTAATTGGCCTGTACTCGGAGATTCTATCTTGGAGTCAGTGTCTACCTTGAATTGCTGTACAATATCTGCGCTGTACATACCTACAAATTCCTCACGGATACACTTGTGCATTGTATCTACATCTGATGGGTAAGTACCAAAAGAGTCATGGATAACAACAAGTTGAGAACCTTTACTGTACATACTGTTAGCTGTCAGAACAAGGTGGGAAGCATCTAGAGCGTGTACAAAGTTTGGGGCCATTGCGTTCTGCATCCCTGAACTACGTATTCCATCTCCCCAAGACTGAACTGTCATCACTCTGCGACCTAGACTGAACATCTGAATCTTGGTCTTTTCCATCGAACGGTAGTCATGCTGCACTACGAATCCGCTGGGGGTCTTCCATTCCATTCTGGAGTTATGGTTCTTGCCCCATTCCTTAGCTACACCAGTCAGCCATTCCATACCTGCTTCTGCGCTGGGAACTGTACTGGCGATACCCTCAAAGAGTTTCTTAGCTAAGTACCGGTAGTACCCGTGAGTGCCTTCTGCTGGCGCTGGATCATGCGCTTCATGCTCCATGTAGTCTTGGATGAACTCCACTGTGCCACGGAGAGTTGCCCCGTACACCTTCGTCATCACTGGCTTTTTAGCCAGACTGCGAGGAACGCCCCTAGAAGACCACCAGAGAGCGTACTGCTTCTCTGGGGTATCTTCCCCTACCAAGTCCTTCTGCATCGCAGCCAAGGCCACGGA